AATGCATACCGATCGGACAGAACCCGGCACCGAGCTTGATGTCTGCCGGTGCTCGTCTTCCGAGTGGAAAAGAAGATGGCTGTCAACCACGTCGGTGTAGGCGTACTGCATGAGCCCCGCCTCACAAATTCGATCGCTCAGGTCGGCGTGCTCGTAGCCCCACACCCCATATCCCCAGTCCATCCCGCCAACGCGCTCCAAGCAACTGCGGTGCAGGTAGAGCATGCAGCCGCGAGGATGGCTGTACGCAACATGCGACTCGTCGCGGTGGACCTCTACGGTGTCCCGCACCCGGGGCCCGCAGGCATAGTCGACGAAGACGTACATCAGGTGAGGCAGCGGCGACTCGATGTAGGGGACCCACCAGCCGGCCGCCTTGGGCCTCATGTCGTCGTCAAACAGGAAGACGTGCTCGCAGTCGTCGAGCAACTCCAGACACTTGTTCTTGGCCGCGGCGATCCCGACGTTCCGCTCAAAGCGGTAGGTGGCGCCAACTGCCGGCTGCAAGCTTGCGTCGTCCACGACAACCAGCTCGGCCCCCGGAGGCGCCAGCTGCCGAAGGGCGCCCAACGTCCGAGCCAAAGAAGCGGGGCGGTCGCGTGTGGTGACCGCAATGCCGATGTGGCTCACTTGTTCTTGCGCTGCTTGGCAGCGTCCTTATTCTGGGGCGCGGCGCGGATCATCTTGCGCTTGGGCTCGATGAGCCCGGCGCGTTCCAATTCTTTCGCGCGGCTTTCGCTGGACGGCGCGATTGCTTCGCCCGGTTGTACGACCCGTCGCGCCTCGGAGGCGTTAAACGGCTTGAGGACTAGGTGACTCATGGCCTTGCTCCACTGGCGGGAAGGTGAGCGAGGCGCCCGAAGACGCCCCGCCCTCCAACATCATCGTCCCTGCCGACGAAGATCAGGTCGTGGCGACGAACGGGCCGTAGACGAACGACTCGGGCCGGTACACGACCAGAGCGATGCGCTCCTCGGCACGGATCGTCACCATGTTCTTCACGAAGTTGTCGCCGTCTTCGGTCGAAACCTGGACGTTGGCATCCTCGCGATCGAACACCTGGGCGGCCATGTTGAACGCGCCGACCATGAAGTGACCCGCCGGCATGGAGTTCGTGTCCACGACGGGCAAGCGCCACAGCTGCGGGCTGGCGCCGGTGCCGACGTTGACCCAGATGTACTCACCGTAGGTGGTCTTGACCAGCTCGATGTCTGCCCAGTCAATCGGGTTCAGCACGATGCCGCTGGCGCGATACTCCGCGATGCGGACCTGCAAGATTGCCTTGCGCAGCGTGTCGATCTGCGTGTCGCCAGACTTGCGCAAGGCGTTGTCGAAGGCGGTCGCCTGCGGGATGAGGCCCAGCAGGTTCTCCCCCGTGCCGTCGCCGGCCAACAGCTGCGCTTCCTCGACGTACTTCAGGCCGTAGGTCAGGCGGGTGTCGATGTAGCTCGACAGCATCGGCACGTCTGCAAGGATCTGCTTGGACGCCTTCAGCCAGTGAGCCAAGGTCTTCACCGCGGTATCCACCTGCGCGAACGACAGGTCGGACTGCGGCTTCAGCGTACCCTCGGCCACCATCGCGGCCATGTTCTGGAAGCCGGTCTCGCGGATGTAGCGCACCACGTTGGAGTTGGTGCGTCCCGGCATGATGAGGTCGCGGATGGTGAACTGACGCAGCGCCGGGCCGACAACGCCAGGCAGCCACATCGGCTGGATCATGCCACCCGCAGCACCCGTGCCGGTGGTGGCACTGGTCACGCTGGTCACCGCTTTCAGCTGCAGGATCGCCGTGCCCTTGCCCTTGGACGCGAAGCTCTTGAAGTCCTCGGAGTCGCACAGCTGCTCGCCGGCCGACTTGAACGCCGGCTCGCTGCGCAGACCCTTGGCCTTCAGCTCGACGATCTCCTGCTCGATCTCGTTCAGACGCTCCTGCTGCTTGACGCCCGCTTCAGCCGCGGCCTTCAGCTGGGCCATCGTCTCGTCGCTGGCCTTGCCGACCTTGGCGATCTCCTCGTCCGACTTGGCGATGAGACCCTTGATCTCCAGGTCACGCTTTTCCAGCGCTTCCTTCATGGCGATCTTGATCTGCTCCGGGTCAACGCCGTCCTTCTGGCCAAAACGGTGGCCTTCGTGCTTGACGACGTGCGGGTGCAGCGCGAGGCCGATCAGGGCCGCGAGACGGTTTTTGATGTGCATGGTGGTGTCCTTTAGTGGGATGCAATGACGGCCAGAACGTCGGCCAGCTTCAATTCGCGGTTCTGGTCGTCAACATCACGCTGACGCAGGAGATAGGAATAGCCGTGACCCGCGACGGTCTTGGCGTCCTTGACGGAGAGTCCTGCATCGCGCAAGAGCATCTCGAACTCCTTCATGGAGCATAGCTTGCCATGTTCCAACGCATTTTTCACCCCATCGACGCGCGCGCCGGGGCCGGCGGGAAACGTGACGAGCGAAACCTCCCAGAGATTGATCTCCGTGAGGGTAACGATGTTGGTCTTCGTGTCCTCTTCCCATTTGGTCGCCACGTAGCCGATGGAGAGGCCGTCGATGGCGCCCAGCTTGAGCAAGGCATACGCCTCGGCACCTTGCGCCGTGTCGAGCGCCAGGCGCCCGGTGACCTTCAGGCCCTTGGCGTCCTCGACCGCGGTCAGCCACACGCCGATGGGTGTATCCGACTTGTGCTGCCAGAGTAGATTCGGCATCTTGCCGCGCGCAGCGTAGTCCTTCAGGGACTTGGTGAAAGCGCCCTTGGCGACGACCTCGTTGTAGCTGTCGACCTCGCCCCAGATCGAGGCGTAGCCCGAGAACGTACCGTCCGCCTGGACCTCGGCGTCCTTGAGGTCGAGTGCTTGGTTCAGGAATTTCATTTTCATGGCACGGGATCTCCGGGGGCAGGTGCCGTCGGCTTGCTGCCGAGCTCGCCCAGTTTGGATAGGGGCACGAGGTTCGATTGGACGGTCAGCTCGTCACCGCCGTCGATGGCGGCATCGCCCTCGTCGTTGCGGATCTCGTTGCGGGTCTTGATGCCGTTCTGTGCCGAAGCGGCCCAGAGGGCGGCGCGTGCGGCACTGTCGCCGCGCTCCAGCTCGTCCAGGTCGAACTTCAGTACCGAGCCAACAGGGATGCTGAGCGACCGGCTGACCGCCTGCTCGAACTTGACGAGGTAGGCGCGCAGGCCCGTCTTCAGCCACAGCAGGATCAGCGTTTCGAGCGACGAGGCCCAGCTGGAGGACTTGGACATCTGGCCGATCAGCGGAGGCGGCACGCCGTACCAGCGGCAGCACTCCTCGGCGTTGAACAGCCGTGACTCAAGCATCTGCGCGTCCACCGGGTTTATGGTGATCGGCAGGTAGTCCATGTCGTTTTCAAGGACCATCGTCTTGCCGGCATTGGAGCTACCGGTGAAGGCTTCGATCGAGGAGCGCACCGCGTCGCGCTCTTCCTTGGTCTTGAAGCTCGTCTTGTACTTGATGAAGCCACCGGCTGAGAGGCCCGACTGGAAAATCTTGCCGCTGGCTTGGTCCGTGGCGATCGAGCGACCGATGCTCTGGCGAGCCATTGCGATCGGTGACAACCCAACGAGACCGTCGACGCCAAAGCCCTTGATGTGCATGATGTCGGCCGCGGCGTACTCAGTGCGCTCGGTGCCGCGCAGGTAGGCGTAGCGAATCTCGCCGGCCAAGTTGCGGAACACGGTGACGAACTCGGGGCGCAACGGGTCGAGGCTGACCACGCGGTTGGCGATCTTGCCCTTCACCGCGTAGGCGTTGCCCCAGAGGCACACCGAGGCGGCCATCATCTCCCAGAACTCGGCGGCCGTCATGTTGGCGTTGGGGGCGTAGCGCAGCATCCGGTACGTAGGGCTGGTCACCGCTTTCTGCAGCCGGCCCTTGGCGTCAGGTTGCTTCAACTCGAAAGGGAGCGTGCCGATCGTCTCGGAGATGAGGCGCACGCAGGCCCAGACGGCAGCGAGTTGCAGCGAGCTACCGGGAGTGACGATAGCCCCCGAGTCCGAACCGACCGACCGGAAGGGCGCCATGCCGTCCCGCGCGCCGCCGGGATACCAGCCGCTCCCGAGGTAGCCAAGGACCCCTTGGATGCCCTCAAAAAAGTGGACGACGGAATCTTTAGCTGCCATCGGTCGGGCCTCGGCGCAGTGAAACGACAAGGCCGATGCAGAGCGCGCCGGCAGTGATGAGCGCCCAGGGCGCCCCGAAGCGAAGTGCAACGCCAGAGACGATGAGGGCGCCGCCGAGCAGCTTCAGGAGGCCGTCGAACGCGGCGAGGCTCATCCGATCACCGGGGAAGCGATGAAACCGGACCAGTCGTCGGGCGCATTGTTGTCCGTCATAAACAGTCCCATCGCCATGCAGAGCGCCACAAACGGGTCGATTTTCTTTTCGTTGGTCTCTTTGTACGGGTAGAGACGCCCGCCCCGGTCGACCTTGGCCAAGACGTTGGACATGGCCCACTCCATCACCTTGTCGCCATCATGACGGAACTGCTTGTTCAAGATCAAGGCTTCAACTTGCTTCATTGGCTCGTTGAAGTTCCGCACGTTCGCGGCGAACTCTACCATCGGAAGGCCCTCTGCGACCAGCCGGGTCACCAGCATGGTCGCTTCGTGCGGATCGTAGCCCAACCCGGCGACCTCAAACTGCTTGGCGGCTTCAAGAATGTCCGCTTCGATCTCCTCGTAGTCGGTGATGTTGCCCTCGGTGACGTGGAGCAACCCGATCGCCTCGTACTCGCGATAATGCTGGTTCTGCGCCAGGTCCACCGTGTCACGCGGCAGGTAATACCGACCGAACCGGGTGAACGTGCCGTCGGTCTCAGGGAACAGCAGCTCCAGCGCGCACAAGTCGACCTTCGAGGCCAAGTCCAGCCCGAGGTAGCACTTGCGCCCGAGGTACTGCTCGATCTTGAGGCTTGGGTCGCCACAGCTGCGCCATTTGAGCAAGTCGATGAACGCATCGCGCGCCTGGACCCAGACGTTCAGATGCTTGATCTTGAAGTGCCCCTGCTTGCGCGCGTTGTTGATCGCGTCGCGCTGCTGCGCCAGCAGAAACTCGGCGGAAACGCTGACCCCGAAGTTGGGGTTGGCCATGCGCAACGCTTTCTCCGATTCCCACTCCACGTCGGCGTCGATCGTGAAGATCAGCGCGAAGAGCGCCTCGTCCTCAACCGTCTGCCGCAGTACGTTCATGCACTCCAGCCAATCCGCGCGGCAGGGGCCAGCGATGTTGTCCCCGGCGGTGCTGACCACGATGCTCAAGGGCTGGTCGCGGGCGCCCATGCCCGTCTCCATCGTTGCGAGCTGCTCGTCGGTGATGTGCTCGTGGTACTCATCGGTGATCGAGCAGTGCGGGCTGGAGCCGTCGCCCGGTTTGCCGATGACCGGCTCGAACTTGGCCATCGTGCCGGTGCGCACCAGCGCCTTCGCATTGATCTGGACGCCGAAGCGCGCGAGGAAGTCCGGCCGCATCGTGGCCATCTGCTTCGCCGGGCCGAAGACCTCCCACGCCTGTTTCTCGTTCGTGGCGCCGCTGAACACCTCCGCGCCCGGCTCGTTGTCCGCGGTGAGCATGTAGAGCCCGATCGGCGCGGCGGCCAGGCTCTTGCCGTTCTTCCGGGGGACGTACATGCGCCCTTTGCGGAAGCGCCGGAAGCCGGTGTGCACGTTGACCCAGCCGAACAGCGAGCAGTACCAGAAGCATTGCCACGGCTCAGGGCGGAACAGCTCGTGCTTGGCAGCCCAGCGGCCCTTGACGTGCGGAAAGCGCGTCGAGAACAGCGTGGCACGCTCGGCAGCGTCCAGATTGTACGAATACGGCCAGTCGGGACTCCCAATACGGGAAATGTCGCGCTGGTGCCGCTCG